CAATGATCAACGATCAAAAAGGGCCTGTTCATGAAGAGTATGTTCAGATGCCTGATGGCCGTGGTTTTATTGCCAAAGGAAAGGATCTATTGGTCAACCTTCCTAAAGGGGCGCAAGTACTGAATGCAAGTCTTACTAAGAAATTAAAGAAAGGTTTCGATATTCCGCATTATGCCAATGGAACGGATGACTTTGATATCTTTGATTTGATTGATGATGAGGGAGCGTTTAGGAAAGTTGTAGACCAAAGAATTGACTACAATAGTATCGCGGAACCTTGGAAGAGAATGACAAAAGATGGCGTTAAGTTAATGACAAGCGCGGCTTATCCTTTTGCACAAAAGCAAGTTGAAGATTCGTTTGGTGGTGGCAGTTTTGATGGAGCTATGAATGCCAATAATGTATACCAATACTTAGTGGATATTGCACAAAAAGTTATGTCAAAATTTGGAGGACTAACTATCACTTCTGGATACAGACCGGGAGATCCTTATTGGCATGGTAAGCATCAAGCGTTAGATATCTCGGGTTATCCTTACGGAAGCCCTAGATACACGGAAGCAGCAAATTGGGCCTTCGAGAAATTCCCTAAACAGATTGCTTATGTGATTACGAATGGTAGGGTACGTGACCGTGTGGGAATGTCAGGCCAAGCTGCAACAGGACAATGGGTCCCTTGGCCAGATGGCGATCATTATGATCATATTCATTTGAACGGTTCTTTGGGATCAGGAAACATATTTAAAGCTGGAACGGACGTGGCAGGAGGACTTCCTACGCCAAGTGGGGCTTCTGTTGAACGCTGGCGTCCTTCTATTAAGAAAGCACTGAAAATGAATGGACTACCCACTTCTCAAGCATATGTGAATGCCTGGATGTCTCAAATCCAAACAGAATCTGGTGGTAACCCTTCTGCAATCGGAGGTAACGATGGATTGGCAGATGGAAATGCTACTGGACTTCTACAGACTAAGCCAGGAACTTTTGCAGCAAATGCTTTTCCAGGACACGGTAATATTATGAACGGTTTTGATAACATGTTGGCAGCAATCCGTTATGCCAAAAATCGATACGGAGCGAATATGCTAGGCGTGATCGGCCGAGGACATGGTTACGAAAATGGGGGCTTAATCAATAAAGATGGTCTTTATAGAGCAGGTGAAGGAAACAAACCGGAAATGGTGATTCCCTTAACTCGCAAAACGAGAGCGATAGAACTAATGGGACAAGCTTTAGCATTTCTGGCTGGGGATAATAAAAATAGTTCGAAACAGTCCGCTGGCGTTGATAATACAGCAGAGTTGGTAACACTGATTAAGCAACAACAAAAGCAACATAGTGATCTGATGCGAATTTTGAGAGCGATATTGAGCAAGGAAAGTGGAATAACCAGTGAAGCGGTTGGAAATGCTGCAAATGATTTGATGGGGAGCGATTTGAATAAATTAGGCTATACGATAGGAGGTGGCTTCTAATTGTTCTACAAGTTATTGATTAATCAGAGTGGAAATCTGTTTGATCCACAAGTTAAAGATAAAATAGTCTGTAAAGAAATAAAGAGACAGGCTCCTCTATACGAAGTTAAGTATGAAGAGTTTGAAGGAACGAATGGAAGCAGAGAATCAAATGCCTCCTTTCGTCCTTTTGAATTAGTTCTCACTTTCGACATATTTTATAAAAATGAATATGACAAAGAATTGATAGTAACAGAGTTACATCAAATATTTTTCCCCGGCTATCAGTATTATTTGACACACGAACTGAGCCCAGGTAAAAGGTTTAAAGTGAATCCAGTAAATTTCGAACTTACTGAAGAAGAAAATGATTACTCGACTATAGAAATCACCTTCGATGTTCCTAGTGCTTGTTCTGAATCTCTCTCAACCACACTGTCAGAATTTAGCTTATCGAACGAGTGGCAATTCTCACAAAATCTTGAAGCTGCGGATTATAAGTACAGTTTTGATGTAAGCCGTTTCCAAGTATTTAACGCAGGAGACTTTGCAATTGATCCAAGGGAACATGCATTGAACATCACTCTTCAAGGTGAATCGCTAGGTAATGCTACAATTTTCAACCGAACGACAGGCGATCGATTTATTTACTATCCTGAATTTTCAACAAATTTAGGACAGACTGTCACGCTAGATCGTGTTTATCCGAAACTAAATGGTGTCAATCGTGGTATTGACACAAACTTAAGTCTGATCACTTTAGTTCCTGGTATTAACGAAATAGAAATACAGAATGTATCAAACGTGAAGTCCTCTTGGGATTTCCGTTACTTGTATAAGTAGGTGATAACGTGACAAACATCATCATTCAGAATTACGAAAAGACAAAGAAGGAGCTCCTTGTTGATTATGACAAGGACTCTTTTTTTGAGAATTGGCAACAGAATGAAACATGGGAAGTTAGTTTAGATGTTACTAAGACAGAAGTAAACAGCTATGCTTTTGACCTTGTTGATTATGAAAATTCCATACTATTGAATGGTCAAGAATTTGTTATTAAATCTATGACGACTTCTGGCGAAGGGGCACAAGTAACTAAGAGTATTACTGCTACGCATGTTTACTACACGATTCAGGATGGAAGACAATACAATACTCTGCAGCCGAACGGAGCGAAAAGTATCCAACAATTACTCTCCCATATCTTCAGCGCGGGAAATCGAGGATTCACTTGGGAAGTCGTAGATCCGAATAAAAAGTTTCTTACGGTTGAACAAGAAAACTTTGGCAATGCGAATTACTTAAAGCTGATTGAAGAAATATTAAGTGATTATGATGCGGTGGTTATTCCAAATAATAAACATCTAACCTTCTATCCACGCTCAGAGTTCGGGGATAAAGTTCAGGAGCAGATTCGATACAAATACAACACGGATTCAGTGAAGTTCGACATAGACACCTATTCGTTGAAAACGCAGATTAAGGGATTTGGTAAGAAAAAGGAAGATGACACGTATTATTTCTCTCCGATTACTTACACTTCTCCCGAATCGGAGAAATGGGGAATACGGATACAAGATCCGGTAGAAGATGAGCGATATACGGTTGTTGGTAACATGATGGGACGACTAAAAAAAGATTTACAAGATTATCCTTCAATCAGCGGTTCAGTAACTCTGAAATGGCGAATTGATCCACAAAAAGGAGATTATGTACCATTCATTTATGAACCGCTAAATATAAAAACGTACATTCAAATTGTGGGAATTAAGACATATCCTGCATTACCTAATAAACCGCCTGAAATCACGTTATCAAATACGAAGAAAACAATGACATCAATACTAGCGAACTTAGCTAGGAAAGGAGTGATTTAGTGGAATTACTAAAACTCATTAAAAATAGAATTTCAACAGAATGGAAAAAAACGTTCAACGATAATGTGGATATTTTGAACGGTATTACACGTGACCAAAATCAAAAAATAGACGTTGTTGATAAGAGAATTGACAATCTAGTCTTGCGCAGTGGCGGTGAGTCCCCGAATGAAGTAGTGGATGCACGTGTTAATAATACGGGCAAAACTTTCGATACGCTTGAATCTAGGTTGCTCGCTGCAGAAAACCAAAATGATCAAAACATTGAAGAAGCAAATCGTCAAATTTTAGAAAACAAATATCAACTCGCTCAATTAAATGGAGTAGTTAGAATGCTATACAATGCAGCGGGATCAAATATTGCTATTTATGTTTCTAAAGAACGTGGAAGTGATGTCGCTGGAGATGGGACACAAGAAAAACCTTTTCGCACGATTCAAACTGCTGTAAATCAAATCCCCTTAATTAATCGTTCGAACACCACAATTTTTATTGAAGACGGAACCTACTTAGAGGATGTGCGTATATCTAATTGCTCGGCAGCATCCATTTACATTCGGACTATACAAAATGTTGACAGTCTAGATATTAAGGCGAATGTCATGCCGGTCAAAGTTCGATCAATCGGCTTTACCTACTGTCAAGGATATTTCAATTTGTATGGCTTAGAATTTATAGATCAAGCGAATGCAACAAGCGTGTTTAGTACTAAACTTTCAGCTTTTTGTGAACAGGGAGGGTATTTATCACTAAGTAAATGCGGGTTTAGAGAAAACACGAAAGCTTTAGATCATAACACTCTTTATGTCGGTGGGACTGGTCAGATGGCTGTTTATGACTGTATGTTTGTAAATCAAAAAGTGATTGCAAGAGCAAATTTGATGGCAGATTTAAATTTCGCTAGTCCAAATGGTTTTGGGTGTGAAACTGGTGTAATTTCTAATACGGCAACCGTGAGAACATCAAACCTATCTTCTGTGGCGACAACTCCTACAAAAACAGAAGGAAATGGGCTGATTATTACTAAAGGGACGGTGTTGTAATTGTTCAAGATTAGCGAAGAAATAATTGTGATCCAAGCTGAAGCAACTACTCCTATACCAACTGGAGTGGTTTTTTGGTCTCATGACAAAGGGACTGCAAAACTGATCATTCAGTTAAAAAAAGATCATCTAAATCAGACCTTACCTCAAGGAACAATCGTACCGATTCTTTTAGAGTTCAATTCAGCCACAGCAGAGAATGGCAAAGGGCGTCATATTTACCATGCGATAATTGAAGATGCTTTAGAGGGAATTGTCTCCATTGTTTTAGAAGATAATATTCTCGGTTACGTTGGCCGTGTGGATGGTTCGGTTTATATTGAGTTACCTGATTCACGGTCACTTGATACTGCCGGTCGATTTACTTTTGACATTAAACGAAGCCCGATTGATGATGATGTTCCTGAATTGGAAGATTACTATTGGCAAGGTTTCAGCGAAATTAACAAAGAATTTGTCGACATGAAGAACAAATTGAACACAGCAATCGTTGATTTTGGAAACAAAAAGAATGAAATTGTTCAAGATTTTAATACAAAATTTACTGAAGTGAATACAGCATTGACTTCTGCTTTAACTGAATTTGAAAAGGGAAACTTTTATACTAAACCTGAAGCAGATGATCTTTTTTTCAGTAGCGAAGATTTGGCTACTAAAGAAGAAGCAGAAGCTGGCGAAGATAACACTAAACCGATGACACCACTTCGAGTTTTTCAAGCAATCGCTAAATGGACGAAAGACAAATTCGTTTCAAAAACTGAGAACGAAACGGTTTTGGGGACTAAGAACTTCCAAGATGGGATTACTTTTGGGGATGGCTCCTTACTTCCATCAAAAAGAAAATCAGCTATATCAAAAAAAATTTATTCGCCAGAAACGGATCCAGGGATGTATGCCAACGGGATGATAGAACTTGAGAGGGACGGAAATCTGGTTACTTGTACGTTTGCGTTCAAACCTGTAAACACGCATGCACACGGAGCTAAAGTAATTTGGTCGCTAGGCGAATTTGAGCCTGAAGGCACAATAAGAATGCCGACTTGCGAGGGTGGTTGCTATTTATATACTGATCCCACGGATGGAAATGCAATCAAAATCGGTAAAGGATTGACAAAAGATCAATGGGCAACCGGAACTATGAGTTGGATTGCGAAAAACAGAATCTAGGAGGAAGCATAATGAAAGTAATTTATAAAGTCTTGTATCCAATGGGATTTGAAAAGCATGAAGTTTCTGATGATTTTCCAACTTCTATTCCGTTTGTGGAAGATGTGCCGTTTTCATTCAAAAAGAAAGAAAACGAAACGGAAAATGAATTTCTGAATCGGCAACAATCCCAATTCTATAATTTTGCGGAGAGAAAATGGGAAGAAGCCGTGACTCAAGATTATTCGAAGAGGCTAAAATTATTGGAAACTTTAACAGAGACTGTTCAGAAAGAAAACGAAGAGCTTAAGAAGACGGCTGAAGAACAGGCGATTCAAACGACGGATACGCAACTAGCAATAGCTGAAGTTTATGAAATGTTGGTTCCTGCAAGCAAGGAGGCTAATTAAATGGTAAATATTTACGTCAATTTGATTCAGAAAGGTCTGAGAACTATTGAAGAAGTACCTAAAACAATCAGAAAAGAAGTGCAAGCAATCTTGGACGCAGAAATTGCGGATTAGGATTGCTTTTTGTTTACTCAGAAAAGAGGTGAATACAATGGCAGTAGTCTACGCGACGTTGATTATCAAAGGTAAGAAGACGATCGAACAAGTACCTGGTCTGATCCGCGAACAAGTGAGAGAAATCTTACTGGATATGGATTTACCAGAATTAGCAGAGTAGCACACTTTCGAGTGTGCTTTTTATTTTGATTGGAAGGTGGAAAGGCATGTGTTGAACATTGAATTAGTTACAAGGTGGATTGAATGGCTAACGGTAATCGGCGTGGCTGTGCTAACAGTTATTCGACCCATTATGAATAGCTTCAACAAGATAAGTGAGAACTTGACCAAAATGACTCACAGCTTAGATTTATTGAACCGTGATTTACAAGCAAGCAAAGAAGATCGAACAAGTATCCATGACGAATTACAACGACACGATGAACGGTTGGATTCTCATAACGATCGTTTGATTGAACACACACAACAGATTAAAACCCTATACAAAGAAAGGAATAATTAAAATGAAAATCAATTGGAAATTAAGAATCAAATCGAAAGCATTTTGGGTGGGCGTTGTCCCACTAGTCATTCTATTAGTTCAGGCGGTCGCTGCTGCATTCGGCTATACATTAGACCTTTCTTCTTATGGAGATAAGGCATTAGCTGTAATCAACGCGCTGTTCGCTTTATTGGCTTTCTTAGGAATTACTGCCGACCCTACAACGCATGGGTTATCTGATAGCGAACAGGCATTGACCTATTCGAAACCGAAGAAGGAGGAGGACGAATAACATGGTATTAAATGTAGTAGACGTGGCTTCACATCAAACAGTTCAACAAGCAATCACTGCTGGGGCAGATGCTTGTATTGTTAAAGCTACACAGGGAACAGGGTATATTAATCCTAAGTGTGATGCTCAGTATCAATTAGCAAAACAGCATGGATTATTACTCGGGGTATATCATTACGCCGGAGGTGGAAGTCCCATTTCAGAAGCCGATTATTTTCTAGCAAATATTAAAGGATATATTGGTGAAGCCATTTTGATTTTAGACTGGGAAGAATATCAAAACGCATCTTACAATAATACGAATTGGGCACGTCAATTCGTCAATCGCGTACATGAAAAAACAGGTGTCTGGTGTGTGCTTTACGGCAATCGTCAAGATATTGATCGTTGCTTAAACCTAGTGAATGATTGTGCTTTATGGTTTGCAGGTTATCCGACAAACACTCAACGGGATTGGAACGCTCCAGAATTTATCTATAATATTTCACCGTGGAAAAGTATGATTGGTTGGCAGTATAGTGCTGCTGACGTAGATCGTAGTAAGTTCTATATTACTAAAGAACAATGGAATAAGTACGCAAATCCTTCTCAAACAAATAAACCTAGTCCAGCGCCACAACCAGCTAAGCCAAACAAAACAGTTGATCCAACAACCGCAGGGCAACACTTCCCGATTATGCAAGATCCTAAATTCCCGCAAAACAAAGCTCATCTGGATCGTTTTGGTCCAGTAGGTAATAAATTAGTAGTGGAAGGTTGGCATACAACTGCTTCAAAGCATGAGTTTATTATCGTTATGGATCGAGTAAAAAATAAGGAGCTTGCCAGAAAAGAAGTCAAACCAATTGCCCGTCCAGATGTTAAAAAAGCATTTGGATTATCTTATGACCAGGTTGGATTTAAAACAGAATTTGATTTAGCGCAATTCAAGGGCCATTCTGTAATCGTTCTACTTCGTGCAACAAATGATCCAAAGGGGAATACAGCGGGAGGCTTCCAAGACTTCACAGAGACTCGTTGGTATCACGATATTAAGTGACATTAAAAAAGAGTTTAGGCGAGAATGCGCTTGCAAGATATTAACAAAAGAGCTATTATGAATGTGTAAGTTTTGCCAGAACTTACTTCTTTTTCATAACTAAGTTTCATCTTGATCGGCAACCAGTCGTGTGCGGGCTGGTTGTTTCTTTCTGTAGTGTATCACTTTGTCATGAGTGTATCATTTGCAAAGAAAACGGGTTATGGGTAAGTTTATTGTAATGGGAAGTCACTCGCCCATAAAAAAGGGAACGTCAGATACAGTTACTTGGGGAAGTGGACTGTGGGGAAATCTGACGTTCCGTCTTTTTATATTGTAACATGAAGAAAAAATAATCATAGTTCTTTTAAAAGTATCCCTAGTTCAATTGGTAGAATACTCCGGTTCATATCGGAAGATGCGGGTTCGAGGCCTGCGGGGTACATACATTCTAATTTAAATATAATGTTTGTTGCAAAACATTTACTATAGGTAAATTCACTGATAAGATGTTAAATAGAAGGAGGGGTTAGTATGGATGAAAACCAAGAAGTTGTATTTGATAACATTAATGTCTTAGCTAAATTTGTATGTGACAACTCTATTAGAAAAATGACTCCGTTACGACTTCAAAAGACATTATATTTTTTATTCGCATTTTACGGGGCAACATATGGACTATTAAATAATGAAAATGTTGAAGAAAAACATTTTGAAGGTAGTGCTGATTATCCCAAACATCTATTTAAAGAAAATTTTGAGGCATGGCAGTACGGTCCAGTCATAAGAGAAATTTACAAAAATAATAAATATCATCAGGATGTTATTGAATCTTCTGAAATATGGCAACCTGCGAATGACCAAGAAGATTCTATAAAAGAGCTTTTGATACAAGTTATCCATCAGACAGATGAAATGGGTGATTTCACATTGGTTGAGCGAACACATGAAGACTTGGAATGGAAAAGGGCGTTCGATGATGGTCAAGGAGAGATGAATAAAGAATCCATTATAGAGGAATATAAACTTGAAGTCTTTTAATTTTGACATTCAAAATAAAAAGAATATAAAGACAAGAGAAAAGCAAATACAAGAAAAGTTAGAAGTTCTTTCAACTATTAATATCAAATCAAAATTAAAAAACGGTGGAGAAATTTTTCTTACTAGACCAGAAAAAAGAGCGGTAATTACTATCTCCTCGCTTTTTCTAGAATCTAAAACAAACTTTCCTTTAAAATTTACAAATTTTGTAGATAAAGAAAATGTTAGTGAATCAACTAAAAAAACGTTGAATGAGATTGTTAATAATATTGAGTATGTTTGCGATAATACTGAGTCGGTTGCATTTAATAAGTTTAATGTTAAGAGGCTACGGGATGTATTAAAACTATACGGTCATAAAGAGTTATTAAGCGAGGATAACAATACTATCTTTAAGGTAGATGGTGTTCCATACTATGAAAGAGAAAAAAAGCAAAACCCATTTCGGATATATTTAAAAATTGATGAAAGCGATGAGGAGATTACTACTTATATTTTGATGTTTTGCGATGTATATCATCTTTGTTTAGTTACCGGGCATGGCGGTTTAACTGCAGACCAAATGTTAGAAAGGACGTTTCTCGGGCATGCTTATTCTTGCAAGGATCATATTAGATCACTATTAGATTAAAAGGCCTCTAGCTCACGCTAAGGTCTTCTTTTCTATTGCGCATGTAAGCGTTACATTGTATAATAGCATCAATCCAAGAAAATCTTTATTTTCTGCAAGGAGCAT